CTTGTTGCTGGCGTAGCATGGTGGCTGCTTGTTCTCTTGTGCCACCTTCCCAATGACCTTGCTCTAATTTATCAGCTATTTCATTTGCGTTCACTTGTTCTTGCTCCAGCCGTTGCACTTAGCTAGAAAGTCAATAGCCCTATCAAACTGTTCTTGCATATATTCAATATCATCTGCTTGTTTTCTAAGCAAGGTAGCTGCGTCTTGGACACATACCAAATCGGTCATATTGTCAGCTATTGCTCTTTGCAATTCCTCGGCTAATTTATAAGCGTTCATTTTGAGTCTCTCGCTGTAGTTTTCCATAGGGTTTCCATAACCTCTACCGCACCCATTGCTAATAGCTCATGCTTGTAAAAATAACGAGCTGGATATTCGCTACGACCAAATTGGTTAACAATTTTTATGCAAGGAGCTACATAGACACCAGGCTTTACATAATGAGGAATATGCAATATCCCGCCCATTTTGTAACACTTGTATTGTGCAAAGTCTGGGCTTTCAAATTCGTGGATTTGTTCCATTTAGAACCCCAATCCAAACATTGCGCCCAAGATTAGACCAAGCAGTATTACGCCTACCCATTCAATAATTGCTGTTTTCATAATTCCCCCTAAGTTAAAAAGTATCAGGTCAAAGTCTTTTTGTATACATGTCGCTTCCTATAGCCTGTGCCGAATAGTGTCAGTGACCTGATATAAAAATAATAATTTTGTATGCCACAAAACGCAAACAATATTTTCTAAGGAAAACCCTGAGTTGCGTAAAAGCAACATTAAGGTGGGGCTGAGACCTCACGGAAGGAATTTTGGCGGGGGATCACCAACCCAGCCCCAATGAATATTATACGACCAATCCGCTTTTTATTTGGTAGAAACGTAGCAAATGGAAAAAGCATTTTAAGCCCTTTTGCAACTCCGCTTCCTCAATCTCGCATACCTTGACTTCATTGGTCAATCCGTTGACAAAGACAATAGCGCACCTAGCATCCGAAAGCCCCAAGAGTTCTCGGTAGGCAGCCAACTGCATGATATGATCCTCGTATGGAACGACCTTTTCTAAGGGGACTTCTTTTGTCTTGAAATCTGCAACTACGGGGACTATGCCCTTAACTTTATCGCCTTTAGCGTGTAAGTCCACTTTCCCAGCAAAGCCTAGCTCATGGCTACCAGACTTCTCAGTAACCCATAAACGATTGCCAAACGAGGCTTTTAAGGCGTTATCTGCGTTCTTGCAATATTCAGGTACTTCAGGCAGTAAAACTTGGCTGAAATAAGCCTCTAAAATGCCGTGTATCTGTGTTCCTCTGTCGGCTGCATCTCTGCCTTGTGCCTTAGAGTCGTTAAGAACTCGGTCTAGGTAATCTTCCTCAGACTCGCCCTCATTGCGTGGTAGTGTTAAGGCTGCAAGGATAGCCTGCTGCTGAAGCCAATTCTGGAGTCCAGGTTTTGCCGCCACCGACAAAATGGTAGTAACGCTCGGTAATAGGCCCAGTTTCTTTGCATCTCGCAAAGTGGTGTTTCGCATCCCTTTGCCATCGGATCGCTCAATGGTATAGAACGGGTTTCCGTCTTTATCATACCAATGTCCATTTTCACTCTTTTGTTCCTGCATTTTTTCTTCCCCTTTTTGGTTTTACTGCATCCGTGTTTATATCGTATGTTGTTTCTTGGGCAACGATTGTAGCCTTTGGAGCAACAAATTCTTCATATTCTTTTGGAATCTCTTGACCGCACCAGTCCTGAGGCATTTTATTAACAACCACAGGATTGAGCTTACAAGCTCCCATCATATCATTTTGATTGAATACAAAAAATTTACATACTTGGCAACTCATTTAATTCCTTGTGCATAGTTAATAATACGCTCTGAATCATAATAGTTTTCGCACATATCGGCAGCAACGTGCAGAACCGCTTTAATCACAGACAACAAATCTTCAGGTTTAAAACTAATGAGTTGCTGTTCTTCATCTACGCCAACTGGTTGCCAGCTTAACTTGGAACTTTCGGTAATAAGATTCTTAATTTGATTCTGCATAGTGTTCTCCTTTAGAACGGGGTACTATCATCTATAAACGGATCATCCTTTGGTAACTCGTCTGATCCTGCTGGTTTAAATCCTTGTGGGATTTTTTCTTTGCCGATTGATACGCTAAGAAACTTTGATCCTTTAGTGGAAGTCTTAGTCCAGGCAGATAAGTAATGTTCCTTGCCGTTGACCATAATTGTTCCAGTAAAGTCAGGATGGTTTTCAGAAGCCTTACGCTCATTTTTGAAAAGACTTCCTGAACCTTCTTTTGGTGTATATGCCATGTGTTTCCCCTTATAAAATATCTTCTGCTACAGACTTCATTGTTGAACTTGATTTAACTTGCTTGGGCGCAGAAGCTGCGTTGCCATCGTCATCGGCTTGCACTACGCCAACTACTGCTGCAAGAGCATATCTACGCATATAGGTAAGCGCAGAGCCAGCTCCTTGTGCATCAGGTTTAGTTACAGGCAAAGACATCTGTTGACTAATCCATTCGCCAGAGCTATGCGTAATAATTGTTGTAAGGGCCATTGTGCCTTCAAAATATTCGCCAGGTAACTGAACTACTGCTAATCCATTATCTGATAACAGATCACGACACGCATCCCATACCGATTCTAAGTCTGCATATTTAGACTTAAAGAATGGGTTAGCTGAGTCCTTCTTTGCGTAGGTCAGCTTGCCTTGCACGATTGACAAGGCTTTAGCTAAATTAGCTATTGATTCACTTTGCATGATTTCCCCCAAAAACATTACCAAAATCTTCAAACACGGATTGCAATAGATTATTGCGCTTGTTGTTTGGCTTTCCACAAGCTGCACGAATAACATCCACATCGTCTTGCGACAGTTCTGTGCCGTATTCCATGTTGTCTAACGCTATTTCCAAGCGTTGCTCCATTTCGGTCATAACTTGATACAACTCATCCATTTAAATTCCCCTTAAATGACATAGCGAAGTTGCTATACCCCTGATTGTAAGCAAATTGATTGCCTTGTCAATACCTTTGCAAAAATAATTAGTTATGGTGTAAGATTCCTGAATGAAGCTAAAAATCACAGATTCGGCAATTATTGATCTGCTTGGGGGTACTACAAAAGTGGCTAAATTAGTAGGAGTTTCACCTCACGCTGTATCAATGTGGCGAAAAAACAACATTCCAGCAGCACATTTTGCAGTATTAGGGGCAACTCTTGAAAGGGAGTCGCATGGTTTAATCACACGCAAGGACTTATTTCCTCAGTCCTGGCATCTTATATGGCCCGAACTTCAATGAGAATAGTCTGCTGGTTTAGTTGTGGGGCTGCAAGTGCGGTAGCTACCAAGTTAGCGATTGCCGAAAATGCTGGCAAATTGCCACTTATTATTGCTTATACCGAAGTCAAAGAAGAACACCCTGACAATAAGCGATTTTTAGCAGATTGCGAGGAATGGTTTGGGCAAAAAATAGAAATATTGGGCAATGACAAATACGAGCGTTCAATCTACAAAGTATTTGAAAAAAACTTTATTCGCACCCCAAAAGGCGCACCTTGCACAAGAGAGCTTAAAAAACGCATTAGACAGCGTTTTGAGCAGCTTACAGATCGTCAAGTGTTTGGCTATACCGCAGAGGAGCAAGCCCGCTTAGATCGCTTTATAGACGCTAATAATGATGTTGATATTTGGACTCCATTGATTGACAAAGGCTTAGGAAAAGAAGATTGCTTGGCTATGCTTAAAAATGCCAACATTGAGCTTCCAGCGATGTATAAACTTGGATACCATAACAATAATTGCATAGGATGTGTCAAAGGCGGTATGGGCTATTGGAATAAGATTAAAATTGATTTTCCAGAGCATTTTGACCGCATGGCAAAGCTAGAAAGATTTAAAAAACAAACTGTATTTAAAGACAGGTATTTGGATGAACTAAAGCCTACCGATGGCAATTACCCTAAAGAACCTGATATTGAATGTAGTATTTTTTGTTACATGGCAGAGCAGGATATTGCAAAGTCTTAAAATTGTTGTAAGATGTAATTTCTTTGATTGGCGGCTCTAACGACATCGTAGCGATCAAAGGGTTGTAGCGTTACTAGAGGGAAGATGCTGAAATAGCGCAATACAGGTGGCGAAGCTAGTGCCTGTGCATCGAACGACTGGCGGGTTCTGTGGCTCCGGATGGGCAGAATTGAAGGCGAACTTAGGTAGGCTAGGTTCGCTCACCAGAAGGGCAAGGAAGGTTTTATATATACTTTAAGTGGTTTTGTATAATAACTAGGGGGAACTATGATTGAAGATATGGTAAGTGCTAAAGAGTTTGTCAACGCTGACACTCAAACACGAGAGTCTATGCTCATTGATATGTTACGATTAGCAGACATGGAAATTAAATCATTACGAGAACAACTTTTATTTGCTAGGCGTGAGCTAGAGGCTAATAAACAACTTATTCATGCGCTTGGGCCTGCTGCTTTTGAAGGCAAACATTAATGGAAATTTTAATTAAAAAAATTAAAGAAAACAAAGATGGATCAGCCGAAGTCCATGTGCATTATGACAAGGAAGGCTTACACTTTCTTGTGCAACAAGGTCTTACTGCCACATTGGTAGAAGCTATAATGATGGAACGTAACGGGGAGATGTTTCATGTTTCAAGCGTTTTGGACTCTGTATCCAAGAAAAGTAGCAAAAAGAACAGCGCAGTCAAGTTGGAATCGGTTAAGCGAGTTAGA